TCTGTGGACTAGACCCTGCAATGATTGGCGATACTGCAGCTATCTGCTACGCCATTGACCGATCAACGAGCAAGAGGTACATAGTAGATGCTATTAAAATTAGCCGTCCGTCTCCAGCCGATATCCGTAATCTTATTTTTGATTGGACATCCCTCTACTCCCCCTCAGAGTGGATCGTCGAAAAGAACGCCTTCCAATCCTTCCTAACACAGGATGAAGGTATCCGTATGCACTTGGCTTCTCGCGGAGTCCAGTTCAAGGAACACCACACTGGTTCTAACAAGTGGGATGCCGGCTTCGGTGTAGCCTCTATGTCTACCCTCTTTGGTACTAAGCAGTTTGATGGTAAGCACCATCGAGATAACTTAATACATCTGCCAAGCGATCAGACCGAGAATGTTAAGGCTCTGATTGAGCAGTTAATTACCTGGACTCCAACGACTAAGGGTAAGACCGATATGGTGATGGCCTTGTGGTTCTGTGAGATTAGAGCACGTGAGATGCTCAACTACGGTAAATATGCCACCCACCATATGAAAAACCCATTCCTATCTCGCCAAGAGATGGGCAAGCGAACAGTGATTAACTTAGAAGAAGCCTTCGCTGAACAAAATAAAATGAGAATCATTTAGGAGATAACATTGTTATCAGTCAAAGAAGTTGACGCGAAGCTATCGCGGCTACGTACACGCTCATCAGCGCGTGACCAACGTATGCGTGATGTGCTTTCGGTGCGTCAAGGAGATATCTCAAAGGTATATCCTTCGATGTTTTCAGAGGACTACCCAAAGCCTCTTGTTGCCAACTTCATTGACGTAGCAGCACGTGACCTAGCAGAAGCTATGGCACCACTGCCATCCTTTAACTGCTCAGCAACCAATATGGTTTCAGATTCTGCACGTAAGATGGCAGATACTCGTACCCGTATTGCTAACTTTTATGTCACCAACTCTGATCTACAACTTCAGATGTATACCGCAGCAGACTGGTATAACACCTACGGTCTAGGTATTGGTATGGTTGAGATGGATTACGATGACAATAATCCTCGTATCCGTATGCTCAACCCATTTGGTACATACCCAGAGTTGGATCGTTATGGTCGAGTTTTATCTATTAGCCAAGTTATTGTTACCGATGCAGAGACATTGGCTGCACAGTACCCAGAGTTCTACGACCAGATCCTAGGTCGCAATCAGTACCAGTTGTCTTCGCCTTATATCTCAATGGTCAAGTACCACGATAAGGATCAGGACCTGCTCTACCTACCAGAGCGTAAGAACCTAGTTCTATCTAACACACCTAACGTATTAGGCAAGCCAATGGCATCTGTCATTATGCGTTCTTCTTTAGATGGAGAAGCACGCGGTCAGTTTGATGATGTACTCTCAGTACAACTTGCTCGTGCTCGCTTTGCAGTATTGCAGATCCAAGCAGCTGAGAAGTCTATCCAAGCACCTATTGCTATCCCACAGGATGTGCAAGAGTTGGCACTTGGACCAGATGCAATTATGCGTTCTGCTAATCCGCAAGGCATCCGTCGTGTACCACTAGAACTACCACCTGGAGTCTTTACAGAGTCTGGCGTTCTTGAGCGTGAACTACGTATGGGTGCTCGTTACCCAGAATCTCGCTCAGGAAACATTGACGCATCTGTTGTTACAGGTCGTGGAGTTCAAGCACTACAGGCAGGCTTTGATACACAAATCAAGGCAGCACAAGCACAGTTTGCTCGTATGTTCCAAGAACTTACCGCTGTCTGCTTTGAAGCAGATGAGAAGATCTTTGGTGGTATTCCAAAGACAATCAAGGGTTCAGATGATGGAACACCTTATGTACTCAAGTACATCCCATCACGCGACATCAAGGGTGAGTACGGCGTAGATGTCCGTTACGGAATTATGTCTGGTATGGACCCTAACCGTGCCATCATTGCTTTGCTACAGATGCGTTCAGATAAGCTCGTATCACGTGACTATGTACGTCGTGAGATCCCAATGGATCTTAACGTGACACAGGAGGAACAACGTGTTGATATTGAAGAAATGCGTGACTCTTTGCGCGTTGCTGTTGCTCAGTACGCTCAGGCGATACCGGCACTCGCGGCGCAAGGCCAAGACCCTTCACAGATTATCGGGCGTATCGCATCTGTTATCCAAGGTCGCCAAAAGGGACAAGCCCTAGAGAACGTTATCGAAAAAGCATTTGCACCAGAACCAGCACCAACCCCAGAGATGCCACCTATGGCACCAGGTATGGAGCAACAGATTCCAGCAGCAGGTGCGGCCCCCGCCCCTGCCTCGCAGCAACCTCCACAAACACAAGCTGGTTCGGCCCCTGCTGCTGGTCAACGTCCAGATATAGCACAACTACTCGCTGGTATCACCGGCGCAGCATAAGTGAGGGAGGTGTAAATATGAATAAAGGATCACGCGCAGCAGCGCCAATGTCAAAGCCTGTCGAGGGCAAGAAGGATACCTCTAAGCCAAAAGGCGGCAAGGTAGTTCCATCAATGATGCCAGCAGGCCGCAAGGGAACATCAGTAAAAAAGGGTTAATTATTTTAATGGAAGGTGTATAGGGTGATGGATCATAATAAAATACGTCGCCCTATACGCCCTTCTGATTTCTTAGTAATAGCTACAGAAACTGCATATAACTTATCGCAGGTAGCAACAGGATTCTTTGAATCATTATATGAATTAAGTATTTACCATTCTAACCAAAAGACTGAAACCAATCAGGCTTGGGAACAGATGGCGCAAGACCTAGAGACTTTAGAGGAGGACCGATGACAACAGCACCAATGAATCCATTGGCTGGCCCAGCAGGTCCTGGCAAGTATTCTACACGTACAGATAATCTACAGATGGGTTCTATCGCTTACGGTGAAGGCGTTGAGACAGCCGCTATTAAATCCGGTGCAGCCCTTGCCTCTACTCCAGATGTAAAGGGTACTCCTGCATCTGCTGTACGCCAAGCAGCACTAACACCTTTATATGCACCAACAGAACGCCCAGATACGCCCGTTACAGAAGGTATTGATATGGGACCAGGTGCAGGATCTGAAGCGATTGTAATGCCCCAGGAAGATGATACAAATTTTCGTACCGCTATCTCAGAGTATATGCCTGTATTAAACTTTATATCAGATCAGCCCAACACCTCACCGGAAACACGAGCAGCTATTAAGAGACTATTGGATAACCTGTGAGTATATGGAATCGAATTGGCGATATAGCCACAACAATAGGAAAAACAACAGCAAGTTCAGCAGTTAATCTTGCCAAATGGGGCGGAGAAATTGCTGGAGCCGTTGGCGGAACAGCACGCTTTGCTTGGGATGTCGGAACTGCTCCTTGGAATGATGCTGAAGAGTATAACGGTTTTGTTCAACCATTTAAGACTGCTTCAGAAAAACAAGGCAAAGATATAATCAAGCCTTTTGCATCTGCTGGCGGAGCTATTATGAAGGTTCCTGGTTTACAGGCTGCTCTTCAAAACTTAGATAAAGTCAACCAAGAAGTTATTCGTGAACCAGCTACAACATTTGCCTTAGTAACAGGTGAGATAAATAGAGAAGCAGTTCGTGGCGAAGGTCTATTACCTGCAGAACTTGGTTTTTTTAATCCGGACTTGTGGCGCAAAGCCTACAAAGGCGCTCAAGAGATTTCATTTGGTCAAGCGGTAGTAGGTGGAGGGCGCTCTTTCTATGACCCAAAGTTTAATATTTACGATCCAGCACAGCGTGATGCAGCTTTTAAGAAAAGCGCTTGGGGTAAAGCCTTATCTGGTGGATTTGATTTAGGTATTCAGTTCTTTGGTGATCTTACAGTCGTTGGAGCCAAGGTTGGTAAAGTAGTAAAGGCTAGCGAACTAGGCGTTGGTAAACTAACTAACGCTAATGCGGTAGCAAAGGCTGCAGAAGATATTACCAAGGCTCAATATGGCGTTAATAACCGCTTTTCCAAAGTACTCGATGATTTTACAACTAACGATTCTGTCTATGCACTTAATCACCCAATGGTTAAGTCCTCATCTGAGCCAGCGTTATTAGCACACTTGCTAGGTGACTCTGTAGATCGTGATGAAACAGCAATGATTCTACGTTCTGCACTGGGTGATCCAGCAGCAATGGATGAATTACGCCTACAACGCGCATATATTACAGATGCTTTAGAAGCAGCTCGTGGTGATTTAGATACAGTTACAGAGTTTAAGCTCTTTGCAGCTCCAGATGGTAGCGGTATGCTCCCATTCTTAAACGATGACCCTGCGGTTATCAAGGCAGCGCAAGATAACTATTCATCTTTGATTGCATCCGATAAATACTTTGCCAAGTTTATGCAAATTGGTGAAGGTGGCGGTACACTTACACGCACAACCGGTAAGGGTTTACAAGGCGCAGAAGATTTCGTAGCAAAAGCGCGTGCAATTAAATTTTACGATCAAGCAGTGGGTGCTTCCAAGGTAGATGTCTACCAGCCAACACCATTTCACAGACTATACCAAAAGGTTTCTTGGCTAGGCGGAGAACGCCCTGCTGGACTTGTTGACTTTAACGATGCTGACTCATATCGTGAGATCGTAGCAACCCTTAATCGTGTTGGTCCAAGCGATGCTATAGCAGGAACACCTGCAAAGGTAAGACGTTTAGGTCTTCTAACTCAAGAGCAGTCAAACAATTTACTTAACGACTACATTGGTGCTGCTACACCAGAAGCGCGTTTTATTGCAACCCAGAATCTTGAGGAAACTGTATTGCGATCACTTGCTGCAAAGCACGGCATTGAAGAAGAAGCAATAAATACTCTTTACAATGATTACAAGGGTGCTCGAACATCTGCTCTTAAGTCAATGCAAGATCGTGGTTTTATGGTAGATACTGATGGCAGCATTATCAAAGTTCAGCAGTTAGAATCTCAGAGCGCAAACTTCTTACCATTGATGGATTTTGATTTAGCAGATAGAATTATTGGGCGCAACGCTGCAGGTATTAATGCCTTCCTTGGCAGAAAAAAAGATGGTTTGTTTAATACCGCTGATCTAGTTCAGGATCTGTTTAAGGCAGGAGCCTTGCTTCGTCTTGGTTATACCCAGCGTAACGCCATTGATTCTCAGCTTCGTATTGCTGCATCTGTTGGTGCTATGGCATCTCTTCGTCATCTAGGCCCTGGCGTTAAAAACATTGTAAACAATGTAGGCAGTGACATTTCTAGACTTGTAGATAGAATTAACCCTCTTGGTGAAAGACTAAATTTTGCTGATGTTCAGAAGGCAAGCATTGGTGTTATTCGTGAACTTGAAGAACTTAAGTCTAAGATTGGTGCAGGAGAGGCAAAGTTATCTCTTTTCCCAGATGATGTAGATTTAATGGGAGAAGTAAACACTCTCAAGTTATTACAAGAAGAAAAACTTGCAGTCTATAATAGCTATGCACAAACTCTTAGCAGCTCAAAGAAGGCAAAGCCTAAAGATCGTATTGGCACAGGCTCTTTTACGGTAACTACTTCTGATGGTCAAAAGTATATCCTTGATGATGCATTTGGTGGACCTTTGGGAGAGATGTACCGCAAAATTGCATCTTCTGCTAATTCATTTGAACGTATGGTAGATAGCAATACTGATATGTATGCCAGAGCGCTTTCCTCAAAAGGCATAGCAGCCATTCGCCCTACAGATCCAGCATACTTTGAGCAGTGGGCACAAACCCTACGTCAACAGTTTGGTAACTCAGCAGTAGCAAGAAAACTTGCCGGCGGTGAAACTATAGATGATATCTCTCAATGGTTGAGATCATCTCCTGAAGGCCGCGATTTACGTCGTCGTTTATCTATTGATTCACGTGACTCTGTAGAATATGTCACTCGTATTAGCAACTTCTTCGATACCTACCTGCCAGTATCTTCAAACCTTCGTAGTAAGTTAAACGATATAACTGCAGATGATTTAAGAACAACCTTTAAGGACCCAACAGATTTGCCTATTATTCACGGTAATCTTCTTGAGGAAACATTCTTTAACAAGACAGATAATATAGGAAAAAGATTCGTCAATAGCGCCTTTAAGTTACTTGCTACTTTGCCTGAAGACGCTCTAGCTCGCAATCCTTTATATACTTACTTTTATCGTCAAGAAGTAAAGCGCAGAGTTGATGTTGTAGCCGGACTCAAGGGAGATAGAATCTCAGTAGAAGACCAGCAAAAAATTATGTCTGTGGCTCGTAAGGTAGCTCTTCGTGAGATGAAGGGTGTGCTCTTTAATATTGAGCGCAAGACAAACTTTGCTACCTTGATGAAGTATATTAACCCATTCTTTTCAGCACAGGAAAACTCATACAAGACTTGGATGAAGTTTGCTGTTTCTAATCCAGCCATTATCAATCGTGGATACCTGTTATGGCAAGCACCAAACAAGGCTGGTCTTGTAACAGACCAAGATGGCAATATAGTCCCAGAAGGTCAGACATCTGGTAGCGATATTATGTACTTCTCAGTACCAGAAGGTATAACGCGAGTAATTCCAGGAATGTCTTCGCTTACCGAGTTTGGTATTCCTAAAGCGTCATTGGATATCATTTTCCAAGGTGGTATGGATGCTCTGTATAGCCAGGGCAACCCTAACTTGTTCAGCGATATCTTTCCAACCGGTCCTTATGTTGCAGTACCTATTGCTGAAATTACAAAGAACCGCCCTGATGTAAGAGAGACACTTAAGTTTCTGTTTCCATACGGATATCCTAAAGATGTAGCAGGAGGCTTCTTGCCTACTTGGACAAAGAGATTAAGTACTCGCCAAGCAGGTCAGGATGACCCACAGTTTGCTAGGTCGTATCAGTTAATCTATAACACTGAACGCCAAAAGGCAGCCGAGCAAGGAATCCCTATGCCAAAGCCAGAGAAGATTCTTAAGATGACTAAGGACTACTGGAACTTGCGTACTGCAGCAGCGCTTATTATGCCATTTGCCCCACGCTTTGACACACCTTACAAGTTCTATCTTGATAAGTCTCGTGAGTATGATCGCATTTATGGTGTTAACTCCGGTGCTAAGTTCCTTGAAGACTTTCCAGAGTATTTTGAGTTCTCAGCAAGTCTTTCAAAGAACCCAACTGGAGTACAATCTTCAATAGCTGCCACTAAGAACATCAAAAAGTATGAAGAACTTATTGGTGAGGTAGTTAAGATTGAACCTAAGTTAGTTGGGTTAATTGTAAATGACCCATCAGGTTATGAGTTCTCACAGTCTGCCTATGACTATCTTTACAAGAAGCGCGTATCGGCAGATGCACCCGATAGATTCCTTTCCTCACAAAGTCCTGCTGAGTCTCAAAGAAAGACAGATGCTGAAAAGGGTTGGGTTAAATACAATCAATTTATGGAAGTTATTGATGAAGAAATTAAGTCTCGTGGACTTACATCTATTCAACAAACCGGAGCAGAGGATCTTGCTCTTCTTAAGAGTACTCTTATCAACAAACTAGCAATTCAAACAGATGCTGAAGGAAAGCCAATACTCAATAAAAAGACCGGTGAGTATGAGTACACAGCTTGGTATATTGACTATAAAGATGATGATGGATCTAAGACTAACCGAGTTATTTCAGGCCTTGGCAAGATTCTTACTAACCCAGAGTTTGTTAAGAACAACAGAAATAATACTACCTGGAAGTCTATTGAACAGTACTTGAAATTAAGAAAAGTAATAGCACAAGAACTTCTTTTAAGAGAAGCAAAATCAATCGAAGCAAAATCAAACAGAGACTTAAAAATGGTTTTTGATGTTGTTGTTAATAAATTAAAAGACGACGATAAATTAGGATTTACCTACGTCTATGACAGATTCCTGTCACAAGACCTAGTAGTAGATAAGCAGTTAACCGCAAAGGAGACTAAGTAATGGCTTATTCAGAGGCATTAAAGGCGTTTCTTAGATCACAGGGTGTTAGCAACGAAGAAATTGCAAGGATGGAAGCAGAACTTGCTTCTGGTACAACTCCTAAATCAACACCAAAGCCACCTAAGTCTGGTGTATTCACACGTACCTATGTTAGCAATAATATCCCTGCAGATAGCAGCCTCAAGGATAGTATCAACAAAGTATTCCAGCGATACTATGGGCGTGATGCTTTAGAGACAGAAATTACAACCTACTTGCCTATGCTTCAAAGCAGGTACAAGTCAAAGTCTGGTGCTTCTAAGAGTACTGTTAAAGAAACATACAAAAATGGCGTACTTACCAATACTCAGTATCTAACTGCAGATAACCAAGATCCGACGATCTTCCTTGATGATACAATCAAGAAGCAACTTGCCAGTGGTGTCCAGGAGATTAACACTCTTAATATTCCTGAAGGTCCTTCAGGCAAGTTCTTCGTACAAATTAAGAACCTTGCATTTGATAACGGCATCAAACTGTCAGACAAAGACGCTACATCTTATGCCAATAAGATTGTGGCTGGTCAGGTAGATGAGAGCACTGTCTACAGTACAATTCGTGAAAGTGCAGCATCAGCGTTTCCGGCACTGGCAGACAAGATTAAGGCAGGATTAGATTTGAAGAATCTTGCTAGTCCTTACATTCAGTCAATGAGTGACATCCTAGAAATACCAGATACTGCTATTGATCTATTCGATCCACAGATCCGTAGTGCTATGGCCTTTACTCTTCCAGATGGAAAGGTTGGCACTAAGTCAATCTACAACTTTGAGAAGGAACTACGCAAGGATGATCGCTGGCAGTATACAAAAAAAGCACGTGAACAAGCAGCTTCTGTTGCTACCACTGTGCTCCGAGATTTTGGGTTTATGGGGTAAATGATGACAACAGCACCAGAAGATCGTATTCGTGAAATAGCTTCTTTACCGAAAAGAACAGCTCAATCCCCAACCCAATATCCTATGGCTGAGATCGTAACCAATACAGGTGAAAAGGTTATGGTCTATACAGATGGTCCACTTGCTGGCCAAGATAAAGATGGCAACTTTCCAATTCAAGCAACAGATCCAGCATCATTTGCACCTGAAAACGACGAAGGTGACGGAGCAGGAGCAGGAACAGGGCTTACTGCAGCACAGATTGAAGCACTTGTTACTAGCTACACAAAAGAGCGCCTTGATAAAATGTCTCAAGAGCAAAAGACCGAAGAGCGTCTTAGCGCCTATAACATCCTTAAGATGGAGTTTGACCAGTACGGCCTAGGTAGCCTAGTAACAGACATTAGAGATTTACTTATTAACGATACTCCTACCTCAGAGTTTGGCTTACGCCTTCGTGGTACAGACGCTTACAAGACAAGGTTTAAGGCAAACGAGGCACGCATTGCGGCTGGCCTTTCATCCCTTAGTCCTGCTGAGTATGTAGCACTTGAGGATCAGTACCAAAGCGTTATGCGTAACTATGGACTTCCTGCCTCTTACTACACCAAGGACTCTACTGGCAAGCAGGTAGGTTTTGAGAAATTTATTGCTGGAGATGTATCCGCTACAGAGTTAGCAGATCGTATCTCTACAGCACAGAAACGTGTTATTAATGCTAACCCAGAAGTTAGTTCAGCACTTAGAGCCTTCTATCCAGATATCCAAAATGGTGACATCTTGGCTTATGTTCTTGACCCTTCACAGGGTCTTGAGAATATCAAACGTAAAGTAACCGCTGCTGAAATTGGTGGTGCTGCTATGTCTCAAGGATTAGCAACTAGCGCAACTCGTGCTATGCAATTAGCAGGTTACGGTGTAGATAAAGAAGCAGCTACTGCAGGATTTTCAACAATCGGTGCAGGATTACAGCGTGGTTCAGAGTTGGCCGCAATATACCAACAAGATCCGTATACACAAGAAACCGCAGAGTCAGAAGTATTCAAACTTTCAGGAGCACAAGAAGCACGCAAGCAGCGCCAGAAAGTTACCGGACTTGAGAAGGCTACCTTTGGTGGTCAATCTGGATTAACTAGCGGAGCCTTAGCGCGAGATCGCGCAGGAGGCTACTAAACTAAACCTGCCACTAGAACGACTGGCCTAGTGGAGCGACAATAATACCAGGAGTCAGAGCCATACCAAATCCCCATTTGGATATGAGGCTGGCGCAATCAACTAACTGATAGGGAGAAGGACATATGTCCAATTACGAGTACGAGGATGAAGACGACGATATCACTACAAACGATTCGTCGAATGACCTTGTAAAGCAACTACGCAAGGCTTCAAAGCAAAAGGATAAAGAACTACAAGAGCTTCGTGCTCAGTTTGAAAACCTTAGCAAGGGCCAGCGCGAACGAGCAATTAAGGATGTCCTCGCATCTCGCGGGGTGAATGGCAAAATTGCTTCATTTATTCCGCAGGACATTGACCCAACTGAAGAGTCACTGTCTAAATGGCTAGACGATTATGCCGATGTATTCGGCTTTGAATCCAGCCAAACCCAGGCAACACCTAATGTAGATCCGGCTCAAGCCGCTGCGTATAAGAGAATGACTAACACTGCAGATGCTGGCGCTTCGCCAGAACATAATGCAGACATAATGCAAAAACTTATGAACGCAAACAGCAAAGAAGAGTTGGATGAAGTCATTAGATTGTCTGGACTCTAATCCGATCCTAAACAAGAAAGGCTAAACTAATGGCCACACCACAAGGTACCCCTACCAGTACTGGTACCATCACCGCACTTGTGCAAGCAGCATACGATCAGTATGTAAGAATGGCGCTCCGCTCCATTCCTGTAATGCGCTCACTTGCAGATGTAAAGCCAGTACAGCAGGCAATGCCAGGATCATCAGTTGTTTTCTCAATCTACTCAGATCTTGCACAAGCAACATCTACTTTGACAGAAACATCAGATGTATCAAGCATTGCTCTAGGTAACCCATCACAGGTTACAGTAACTCTGAACGAATACGGTTCAGCAGTAACAACAACAAAGAAGTTGAACCTCACTTCTTTCAACGACGTTGATTCAGCTCTTGCTGACATCATCGCGTACAACGCAGCAGACTCGATTGACAACGTAGTAGGACAGGTACTCTCAAAGGGTACTAACGTTATCTACTCAAACGGTCCATCAGGAACTGCTCCAACTTCATCTGCAACAGTTCTACCAGTAGACACAATGACAGTAGCGGATATCCGCAACGCTGTTGTTTCACTACGCACAAACAAGGCATTGCCTCGTATGGGTGAACTCTACGCAGCATACCTCCACCCACGTCAGTCAGCAGACCTTCGCGCTGAGACTGGTACAGGCGGATTCCAGGAGCTAACAAAGTACGTAGAGCGTACACCGTTCGTTGCTGGTGCAGTAGGCGTTATTGAAGGCGCTTTCATCGTTGAGACACCACGTGTCCTCAATGGTCTAAAGCTAGGTACAGGTGCTAATACTACTATTTCACCTACAGTATCACTCACTAACGTTGTTGCAACAACAAGCTCTGTAACAAACACAGCGGTTAACGGCACATTCACAATCACTGCTGTTACATCAACAACATTTACCTATGCCCTAGCAGGCAGCGCAATCTCAACAGTTGCAGACACAGGTACTGTTACATTTACCAACAACTACCGTGCGATCATCGCAGGTCGTGAAGCATTGGCTGAAGCACAGGCTGCAGACATCTCAACCGTTATCGGTCCAGAGATTGACGCACTCCGTCGTTTCCGCACAATCGGTTGGTACTACTTCGGTGGCTTTGCACGCCTCCGTGAAGCAGCGCTCTATCGCATTGAGTCTGCAGCAACAAACGGATAATTCCGCTAGTGCAACGGCAGGGGTGGGGTCAAACCCACCTCTGTCACTTAGGAAAGGTTAGATATGGCATATACGTTAATGACACCCTACCAATGGCAAACCTGGGGCGGAGGTACTGGTGAGTTCACCAAGTACTCACGCCTTGCTGGTCGCCGGTTCAACGGTGGCACTATTGACGGTCCTATCCCGATCAGCCTTACAGATGTAGCACGTGGCCAGACACTTATTGTCAATGGAACTAATGTCACTTTGACATTGACTCCTAGCCAAGATGATCTAGCAGCAGCTAGTTATTACTTCCTTGGTGGCCACGAATACGAGATTAGTGATTACCAAGCACAGGTTCTCATTGATGCAGGATACGGCGATTGGGTTACTCCAGTATGAAACATTGGGAAGAACATCCTGAAAGAATTGACAACTGCTTTGGTTGCAAGGTTCTAGGCTTACAAGTTAATGAAGTCTCTTTGCGAGCCAACGGTATTCCTACTGCAAAGCAGCACGATAAAGAACTACAGTCTTATTACGATGCAACACGTCAAGGAATAGAACCACGTTCTACAAAATCTAAAGATATAGATGCAGCAGTTAAACTTTCCAACGAGGCTGGTAAGGCTTTCGATGGGATTGCAATGACCTTCAAAGACTAGGGAGAAAATAATGCCAAAAGTAGGAATGAAAGAGTTTTCATACGGACCAAAGGGTATGAAGGCAGCAAAGATGGAAGCCAAGAAGACTGGCAAGAAGATGGTTGTTAAGAAGCCTAAGAAGATGGGGAAGAAGAAGTAATGGAAAACTACACAGAAGAAGATATTGCAAAGTACCCAACACCTGATAAGCAGTACGACGGTGCCAAGAAGTATGAGACTTATGAGTCACTACAGACCGGTGCTATGGGAAAGTCTGCTAAGTAATGAACAAGGCAGCTAAGAAGGCCAAGATTGCTAAGGTAATGAAAGAGTTCAAATCTGGAACTCTAAACTCTGGGTCTAGTAGAGGACCAGTAGTAAAGGGCAAGAAGCAAGCGATTGCTATTGCACTATCACAGGCAAAGATGTCTAAGAAGAAAATGGGTAAGAAGAAGTAATGGCTAAGTCTCCAGCGTGGCAAAGAGCAGAAGGCAAGAACCCAAAGGGTGGCCTTAACGCCAAGGGTCGTGCCTCTGCTAAAGCGCAGGGGATGAACCTCAAGCCTCCGGTCAAAAAGGCTGAGGCTGCCAAATCTCCTAAGTCTGCAGGAAGGCGCAAGTCTTTCTGTGGTCGTATGTGCGGTATGAAGTCTAAATTAACTTCTGCTAAAACTGCTAAAGATCCGAACTCAAGAATAAACAAGTCACTTCGTGCTTGGGATTGTAGTTGCAAATGAAAAAGAAAGTAGCGTTTTGGGATAAGAAGAATCCTAAGAAGACATCAAAGGCGCTAACGCCTGCACAAAAGGCATCAGCAAAGGCAAAGGCTAAGGCAGCAGGACGACCTTATCCAAACCTAATAGATAACGCGGCAGCAGCTCGCAAGAAGAAGTAAGGAGATATAGGTGGCACTAGGAGTATACGGTACAACGCTATTGGATGAACTCAATCGTCTAGCCAATGGTGGCACCTATCGAGCACCAAGTGAGATGGTGGATGAAGCACTTGCTGCCCGTCAGTGGGCAGTACAGCGCTCAGTAAATACAAACTTAACAGATACAGTAGGAGTATTAAATGCGATTGCGGGGACCAGTACATCTAACCGTCTTGATTACAACGGTGTATGTAACCTTATCGCTGGTACTTTTCAACTACCTGCAGCGCAAGCTCTCAGAGGTGTCTCAACGTGAGTGCCAAATATAATCTAGTCTGCGATCAAGCTACTACCTTTACCTTTCAGTTCACGGTAGCAAACGAGGGAGTCGCCTGGAACCTGACAGGTTACACAGCGACTTTGACCGTTCGACCATTCTTTGGATCTACCACAACTACACTCCTTGCTACTACAGAAAACGGCAAGATCGTTCTTGGTGGAGCAACGGGAAGAGTAAACGTATCCTTTACTGCTACAGAAACAAACATTTCTCCTAGTCGTTATGTCTACGACTTGGTGCTTAAATCAGGTGCATATGAAGTACGCTTACTCGAAGGTAAGTTTATTGTAACTCCAGGGGTGACGGTATGACCGAAACAATTATTGTTATTGAATCAACCAGTCCTCAAGTTGGCTTAACATTTGCTAGCGATCAAGGACCACAAGGTGGCCAAGGTGCAACTGGCCCAACTGGACCAACAGGGCCTACTGGTTCTACTGGTCCAACTGGCCTTGGAGCCACTGGTGCTACTGGTCCAACTGGTCCAACAGGACCGACGGGATCTACAGGACCGATAGGTTTAACTGGCGCAACAGGAAGTACAGGAGCAACAGGTGTCACGGGAGCGACTGGACCTACGGGTTCTACAGGAAATACAGGAGCAACGGGAGCAACAGGCCCGACTGGAACTACGGGAGCTACTGGAGATACTGGACCAACTGGTGCCACCGGATCAACAGGTGTAACTGGAAATACTGGTGCTACAGGACCGACTGGAAGTACGGGTCCTACGGGTGCTACAGGCCCTACAGGAGCCGATAGCACAGTCCCTGGACCTACGGGAGCGACAGGACCTGCAGGCGCTACAGGGGCCACAGGACCAGTAGGTGCGACAGGTGCCACTGGTGCCACTGGTGCTACTGGCGCAGATGGTGGATCTGCCAACTACTACGACTACAAGGCAGATACTTCAGCGACAACAGGCGATCCTGGTACTGGCGATTTACTCTGGAACAATGCCACGCAGATTTCTGCAACACAGATCAATATCAACCACATCAATTCAGATGGTATAGATGTTGATATCTTCTTAGGTTTAATTAAGACAAACGATGTCATCATTGTTCAGGATGCAAGTAACTCAAATAACTTCCAAAAGTGGACAGTATCTGCAACACCAACATTGCAAACAAATTATGTTGAAGTACCCGTAACGCTTACATCATCTGCTGGTACTGGTACAACTAACTTTGCAAATAACCACGCACTTATCGTGGCAATTATTTCAACTGGTATCGTCGGACCTACTGGTCCAATCGGAGCTACTGGCCCTACGGGTGCTACAGGTGCTACTGGTCCAGTTGGATTAACTGGAGCCACAGGACCTGCAGGAGCCACTGGTGCTACGGGACCAACTGGAGCAGACTCGACAGTGCCAGGTCCAACAGGACCGACTGGCCCAGAAGGTGCAACAGGACCTACTGGTCCTACTGGTGCAGCATCTACTACACCTGGACCTACAGGTGCTACGGGTCCATCAGGATCAAATGGTGCTGATGGAGCTACAGGCCCTACAGGACCTACAGGTCCAGCAGGAACAAATGGTGCCACAGGCGCAACTGGTCCTACGGGAGCAACAGGTGCTACAGGTTCTGCTGGTGCTAGCGCTGCAATCACATACTCTTATTCTGCAACCGCAGGTCAAACTACGTTTTCAGGTACCGATCTTAATTCACTCACACTTTCATATACCGTTGGAGCTGAGCAGGTTTACCTTAACGGTGTCCTGCTTGTTCGCACTAGCGATTACACTGCAACTAATGGTACTAGCGTTGTTCTTGCAAGCGGTGCAGTGCTTAACGATACTTTGCTTGTTGTGGCGTATGGAACATTTACCGTTGCAAATGCTTATACAAAGACAGAAAGCGATGCACTCTTGAGTTCAGATCAAAACATTCTAGCAAATCAGATATTCGGATAAGGAAACCAAATGCCAACATATTCAAAACAACTTCTTAGTGGTAGCACAAATGGTAAAGGCATTAAAGTTGCTGCAACCGCAACTGCTGGAACCCTTATTCATACTGCTGTTTCTGGCACTTCATCACTTGATGAGGTCTGGCTCTATGCCCACAACACTTCAGCAGGTACGGTAAAACTTACCCTTGAATGGGGTGGTGTAGCTTCACCTGACGATCACATTGAGATCAACATTGGGGCTGAAGGCACTGGTTTAATTCTTGTTGCACCTGGCATATTGCTACAAAATAGCCTTGTTGTTCGTGCTTTTGCAGGTACTGCCAACGTCATCAACATCTTTGGCTATGTGAATCGAATCGTATAAATGAGCAGATACGGACAAAGAACAAGGTTAACGCAATCAGCAATAAATGTTAACCAAATTGCTACTTGGTTTGGTAATAATCTTACTTCTTTACCTTTAACCGTTGATTACCTTGTTATCGCAGGCGGTGGCGGTGGTGGAGTGGATTCTCGTGGCGCAGGCGGCGGTGCTGGTGGTTATCGTACAAGTGCAGGTACATCTGGTGCTAATTCATCAGCAGAATCATCTTTGACATTAGTTTCAGGTATTTCATATTCAGTAACTATTGGCGGCGGCGGTGCGTATGGAGCTGGTGGTGGCGCATCATCCAGAGGATCATCAGGTGCAAATAGTATATTTTCTACGATTACATCAACCGCAGGTGGCGGTGGCGGTGGTGGTGCTACAAGCGTGGCAAATGGTTTAACAGGTGGCTCTGGCGGTGGTGGCGGTGGTTATTATACAGGAACAGGCGCACAAGGAACTTCTCTTCAAGGTTTAAGCGGCGGGAACGGTACTACTAATCCTAATTTCGGTGCAGGTGGTGGTGGTGGTGCTGGTCAGGCCGGCGCAGCAGGTAGTGGAAATAACGGCGGTAAAGGTGGAGATGGTATTGCATCTTCAATTACTGGATCATCCGTTACTCGCGCAGGCGGTGGCGGTGGCGGTGCAACTGGAACTGCTGGCGGTGCTGGTGCAGGCGGTGGTGGCGCGGGTGGTGCCAATAATGGTAGTGCCAATACAGGCGGTGGCGGTGGCGGTGCTACTGATGGCGCTACTGGTGGCAATGGCGGTTCTGGTGTGATTATCCTTAAATATCCAAGTAGGTATACCGCAACCTTCAGCGGTGGAGTTACACAGACCACAGACAGTTCAACAGTTCCTGGATTTAAGATATCAACAATTACGGCAGCAGGTGTTTCAGACACAGTGAGTTGGGCATAATGGCACATTACGCATACTTAGATGAAAATAACATTGTTGTTGCCGTAACAGTAGGCAAAGATGAAACCGAACTTATTGATGGTTTAGATACTGAGACCTACTATGCACAAGGTACTCCTTACACAGTCAAGCGCACCTCATATAATGGCAACATTCGCAAAAACTACGCAGGAGTTGACTATTACTTTGATGAAGCTCGTGATGCCTTTATTGCCCCTAAGCCTTACGACTCTTGGGTACTCGATGAAGAAACCTGCCGTTGGCAAGCACCTGTTGCTTACCCTACAGATGGCCTTATGTACACTTGGAATGAAGAAATTACGGATTGGCAAGCAATTAGGATTGAGGAGTCAGAATGACAAGATCACGCGACGTTGCAAACATTGATGGACTCTTAACGACCAAAGGCGATATCTATGCTGCAACTGCTGCTGCCACCCCAGATCGTCTTGGAGTTGGTGCAAACAACACAGTGCTGACTGCTGACTCAACAACTGCAACTGGTTTAAAATGGGCAGCAGGCGGTAAAATTTTGCAAGTAGTTTCAAGTACTTATTCAACAGCAACGACAGTAGCATCCACGACTTATGCTGACACGGGACTATCTGCCACGATTACACCATCTGCGACAACCAGCAAAATTTTGGTCTTAGTTACTCAATCTTATGCAATGGCGAGATCGGATACTACGGTTGGTTACGCCTTAAAAATTCGCCGTGATTCAACGGATATTTTTAACGGATCAGCCGCCTACCAAACATCATATTTCTATTTGGACGGAAATACTGTCTTTAAAGAAATCTATTCATATACAAATTACACATATTTGGATTCTCCAAGTTCTACATCTGCATTAACCTACAAAACTCAAGGCCGAGCATATTTGACTACAAGCGGTGGAACAGTCACTTTTCAAATTGGTTCTGGCACTTCAACCATTACCCTATTAGAGATTGGCGCATAATATGATACACGAAGAAATTGTAAAAGCGTTAAGTTATCTTTACCCAGAAGCAAAATATGTTTTAAGTGGTGAAGATATTGAAAATATTGATTGGCAATCTACCAATATACAAAAACCTGATCTTGCTACATTGGAAAAAGCCTACGCGGATTCTTTAGAATCTGATAAGAAAGCAAAAGAATTAGCAGCGATTAGAAAAACTGCCCTCCTTGAGCGTCTAGGCATTACTGAGGATGAGGCTAAGCTGCTGCTTTCATAGTATTTGATATACTGTCAATATGAGATTCCACGTAATAAGCCTGCCACATACACAAACAACTAAAGATTACGTCAACTGCGCCTATACCGAAAAGGTAAGACGCTTTTGTATGATGATGAAGAGTCTAGGCCATACGGTCTATCTCTATGCTGGAGATCAGAATGAAGCACCGGTAGATGAACTTATCACTTGCATCACCAAGGAACAGCAGGATGAAGCACTTGATGGTAAGCACTACACCGAAGCTGCATTTGATAATGCGTTACCACACTGGCAGATCTTTAATAGCAACGCCATCATTCAACTAGGCAAGCGTCTGCAGAAGAAAGACTTTATCTGCTTGATCGGTGGTGCTTCACAGAAACCTATCGCAGATGCCTATCCAGAGTATATGAGCGTTGAGTTCGGTGTTGGATACGGTGGAGTATTTAGCCAGTACAAAGTCTTTGAGTCTTACGCTTGGATGCACAGCATCTATGCAATGTTTAAGAACCCTACGCTAGTAGATGGAAACTTCTATGATGCGGTAATACCTGGTTACTTAGAACCAGAGATGTTCCCGCTACAAGAGAAGAAGGAAGACTACTACCTATACGTAGGTCGTATGGTAGATCGCAAAGGTTTAATTGTTGCACAACACGTCTGTAGAGAACTAGGCGTTAAGTTAATTATGGCAGGTCCTGGTAATAACCCAAAGATTGAATATGGTGAATGGGTAGGACCAGTAGGACCGGAAGAACGAGCGAAGTTAATGGGCGGTGCTATTGCCCTATTTGCTCCAACGCTTTACATCGAACCTTTTGGAAATGTGGTAATTGAGGCGCAAGCCTGTGGAACTCCAACAATTACCACAGACTGGGGAGCCTTCACGGAAACCAACCCCAACGGAGTTACTGGATACCGTTGCAGAAATGCAATGGAATTTGCAGTAGCAACAGAATGGGTCAAGGACTTAGACCCAGTAGCAATACATAAGAGAGCAGTAGCGTTGTATTCATTAGAGGCTATTGCACCACAATACGAGCAATACTTTGCAAGACTGCTAACTCTATGGGGAGATGGCTGGTATGAAAGGAAATAATGCCAACACTAATTGATATGGTTGATGAGGTTCGCTCATCTCTGGCAGGGTATACCTTGCGTCAGGATAGAATATCTTATCTGACATCAGCAATTAATACAACAGACCTTGCTATGAACATCGGTTCATCTGCCAACCTTGCTAAAGGCATCATTGAAATTGATGATGAACTGATCTGGATTGATAACTTTAGCCAGACAAGTAGCACGCTTAATGCAGCTCCAGGCTTTGGTCGAGGATACCAAGGAACATCACCTGCACCTCACAGCCAGTATGCACAGATCACCCTTACTCCAACCTTCCCAAGGGTAACAATTAAGAAGGCTATCAACGATGTTATCAATAGCCTCTATCCTAAACTCTGGGCTGTCTCTTCTTACACCTTTACCTTTAATGCCAGCCAGACAACCTATGCCCTGCCTGATGATCTTGAATCAATCCTCTATATGTCTTGGCAGACAACAGGTTCAAGCCTTGAGTGGCTACCTATCAACCGTTGGCGTGCAGATCCAATGGCAAACGTTGCAACGTTTAATACAACAAACACAGTAAATATTTACGAGAACATCCAGCCTGGTAGAACCGTACAGGTCTACTACACAACTACTGCAAATACTTTAGATAACAATACAGATGACTACGCAGATGTAACAGGGTTACCTGAATCATCTGTTGAGGTAGTGATCTTAGGAGCCTGTTACAAGTTGCTATCTTATGTAGATTCTGGACGTATCAACCTAAGTTCAGCAGAAGCTGATCTAAACGATACCAAGATTCCAAGCAGTGCAGGCGTTGCTTCATCCCGATACATCTATGCTCTATATCAGCAGAGACTCAATGATGAAGCGCTTAAACTTCAAGACAAGTATCCAATCCGTATCCACTACACAAAGTAAGGCAGATAAATGACTAGAGAATATTCGAGTATTAGCGTTGAGACAACGCTTAACAGTGGTATCAACACTACTGCAACTACTATGGTTCTTCCATCAGTTGCTGCCGCTACTGCTTTGCTAGGTGGCGTATCCCTTGCTCCTGGTAACGTAGATATCTTTACCGTTGCAATAGATGTAGATACCATCAATGAAGAGATTGTTTATGTGACAGGCGTATCTGGTGACACGCTCACCATTAGTCGAGGTCAAGCCGGAACAGGAACTCCTGGAGTATCTGGTATTGCCCACAGTGCTGGTGCAACCATCAAGCACGTACTTACATCATCTGATCTTATCTACTTCAACACTGCAATCCAGCCAGATACTTTGACTGCTAAGGGTGATATCTATGCTGCATCAGCATCAGCTACAGTAGGTCGAGTAGCCGTAGGTACCAATGGTCAGGTGCTAACTGCAGATAGTTCACAGACTAGAGGATTGGCTTGGACTACAATTTCAGCAACTCCTAAAATTGGACAAGTAGTTCAGACAACTGGTAGTTCATCCTTTACCACATCATCTTCATCTTATGTAGATGTTACTTCTATAACTGCAACAATAACCCCAACATTAAGTACAAGCAAAATTCTTGTAAGTGTATCTTTTGATGGTACCTATAATGGTCCTTGGCAAAATCCAAATATTGCTTCGGCAGGATTTCAAATCGTTCGTACTTCAACTTCAATTATGGAGTCAGGCCCTTGGATTACTTGGGGACTTGCAGGGTCAAACGAGATTTCTTTAAGACAGCGATATTGCCTGATGTATTTAGATTCACCTGCTACAACATCTGCAACGACTTACAAACTGCAATGCAAGGTGGCCCAGAACAGCGTAAACGCTGGTGTGGTCGCATACCCTTGGTCTATTATTCTTCAGGAGGTTCTCGTTTAATGATTACACTTACTAAGGCGCTTATGTCGCTTCGACCAAATAAAGAATTTTCGTGGAGCAATGATGACTTATCTACTCTGGTTTGGCACTCTCCAGATGTAATTACTCCAACACTTGATGAACTTAACGCTGAAGTTGCTCGTCTTGAAGCCTTGCAAGATCAGGAAAAGGCAAACAAGGAAGCAGCCCAAGCATCAGCTGTAGCAAAACTTAAAGCACTTGGCTTATCAGATGTAGAAATCGCAGCACTGTCTAACAACTAAGGAGTAATAATGCCCTACGGCGATGACATTACTGAGGGAATCCCCTATGTACTCTCCAACCCTGCAGGATCTACCGCCTATATTCCAACTGGGCCAGCCTATGAGATAGCCTTTGCAGGGCTACCGTTCTTTCTTGCAGCATCCGATGAGCAACCTTACCGTCGAGTCACAGCGCAGTATCGCAAGCAACAGATTGACCAGACGCGTGAACCTGGTGAGCAGACGCTCACCGGCTGGTGGGTTAGATCTCAATCCTCGTTCCACTTAGGAGCGGGGATTAAGTATTTTGAGCCTATCCAAGAAGAGTCACTGCGCTTTCAATACACAGAATCTAAAGGTGTAGATGTCTGGACCAGAGGACAGGCTACTCTGCTTAATGACACTGCCAGTTTCTATACAGGTTCAGCTCCTGCTCAGATGATCGGTGTTAACGATGGCACCAATGACTGCATCATTGTCAGTGATGGATCAGCACTCAAAAAGATCACAACCGCTGGTTCTTCAAGCACATACACACAGGCTGGTACAGCATCTACTATTTACAGCCTTACCACTAACGGTAAGCAATACTTCTTTGTCAATGGTTCGACAGTTCACCGAGGTAATATCTCTGGCAGTACTAGCGATACCGAAATCTACACAGCCTCTAGCACTACTCGTGCAACTATCCGCTACGTAAAGCAGCGCCTTATTGTCGCTATCGGTCCTGCTATCTATGAACTTAACGCTAACGCTAGTGCATCAACTGCACTACCTACTGCCTTGTATACCCATCCGAACTCATCTTGGGTCTGGTCTAGCATCTCTGAAGGACCACAGGCCATCTACATCTCAGGCTATGATCCTAATGGAACATCATCATCTGTCTTCAAGGTCGGCCTAGATGCAACAACTCCTAACTCTCTAGGCTTTCCAACCCTTGAAACACCTACTGTAATTATTGATCTGCCAACTGGTGAATACATCAATGACTTCGATGTCTATCTTGGTACCTATGCCATCCTTGCAACCAGCGCTGGCTTTAGAGTCGGAGTCTCTGATGCAACTGGAGACATCCAGTATGGACCGCTTCTCTTTAGAGATGCTGCCTGTACTGCTATCGCTTTCAAGGATAGTTATGCCTACATCGCAACAAAGGTAGATGGCGAAGCAGGTCTAGTTCGTACTGATCTATCTACAACTGTTATCGCTAGCGCTCTGTATTTTCCTTGGGCTTGGGATCTAGTTGCTGCTGGTACTACTGTTACCGCATCTCAGGTTGCTTTCTTTGGCAACTCAGACCGATTAGCATTTGCTACAGGCAATAACATTTGGGCTGAGGCAACAACTCTGGTAGCAAGTGGTTACTTGCGTACCGGTTATATCCGCTACAACACACTTGAAACTAAGATCTACAAACTGCTACAAGCTCGCATTGATACAACCAATGGCGGTATTACGATCCAATCTATTGACTCAACCGATACTGAATATTCTATCGGTGTCTTCTCACAAGGTGAGAGCGTACCTGAGATCAACGTAAGTTACCCAACTACTTCACAAGAGTATCTTGGCTTTAAGTTTACTATGTCTAGATCAACTGCTGATTCAACCAAGGGGCCACTATTTACTGGCTACCAGTTGAAGTCACTGCCAGCAGTTCCCCGTCAGCGCCTGATCCAATA